AAAATTAATCGTAAAGTAAAGACAGATGACAAACAAAGAAAAAAGAGAACAAGAAAGATATAATAAAGCAGGTATAAACTTTATACCTTGCAGTGAAGATAGTCAAATTTACAGCTGGCAAAGAACAAATAGGAAAGCAACATCTCGTGCTACAAATGGTCCATGTGGAGCATATGAAGTTAGAAAGATTGAAGATGTTATGGCTGAAAGAAGGAAAAAGAAAAAAAAATGATAAAAAAAGAATGGCTATTTATGGATAAAGCTGAAAAAAGAAAAGATACTCCAGTATTTACTGGTGTTCTTAAATACTTCCCGGATGCTATTATGGAAATAGCAAGAGTTTCCTTACAAGGAAACAAACAACATCACCCTGATAAACCATTACATTGGGATCGTAATAAGTCTAATGATGATTTTGATGCATTAGCTAGACATCTTATAGATGCAGGAACAATTGATGATGACGGAATACGTCATACAGCAAAGGTTGCTTGGCGTGCACTTGCATGTTTACAAAAAGAATTGGAAGATCAAAAATAACTTACTTGTTATACTGATCTTTCATTATACCATTCATTGTACCCAATACAGTTGAATCTTGGGCAACCTTAAAGCCGCCTTTACCTGTACTTTTATTAGTAACTACTGAGCCACCAGCCCTAACTTTAGGACTGTGTGGACTCATAGGGTTACTTGCACTATTTGTTTTTACTTTACTCATTATAAAATTGTTACTTGACCTGTAAATATATTTACTTGCACTGATGTTCCATCACCTGCTTTAAATGCAGTACCAGTTGCTGTACCAGTGTTATTAAAAGGAGGGCCATTAAATACTTCTATTTGATTTAATGTATTATTTGGGTCTTCTTTAAATATTCTAAGAGTTGCTGCATCACCATGTGAGTATGCAACCCATGTAAGATCTGGATCAAAACTAAAAGGTTGTCCTACCACATAACCTGAACCTGGTCTAGATATTGAGATTACAGACTGTATACTTTCATTACCACTTGTACCGTTCATAGTTACAAAAGCTGAACATTGATTATCCCCACCACTTAAAAAATATTCTGCTCTAGTAGTAGCAGATTGATTACTAGTAAATACTCCTTGATTATAACCAGCACCACCATTTTGTAATGTTATACCAGTAACTCCTCCATTAGCATCTACTGAACTAATTATACCTGTGGCTTGTGTTGTAGCACGTGTTTTAGCCCAAGTATCTCCTGCAATATAAAAAACTATATTACCATCTATACTATTAGCAGCTATCTGTTGTATAACACTTGCTTGAATTCTTTGTGCTCCTGTAGAACTATAGTCTGTATCTTGATTATTTGATGGAATTACATATCCTCCATCATAGTTATACATTGTATTAGATTTAGAATACGCAGCACCACGGAATGTGTAATCAATATTATCAGAACTCATTATAGAAGGTGCTCCCGCAGCTCCTTGTCCAGCTTGAGCACCACTTGAGTACGATCTACTCCAAGTTCTTCCACCTGGTGCAGTTAAATATGCAAGTGTAGGAGAAATACTGTCTAAACTATATCTTCTTATACTACTTGAATTAGTAGTAAAAGGATTTTGCGGATTACCGTTAGAAGTAGAGGTTCTAAGTAAATAATAAACCTCTGTTGCACCAGCAGCATTCGTAATAGCAGCATATATTTTAAATGCACCATCATTACAACCATGACCAGAATTAGCATTAGGTGCTAAAGTTATTGCTGATGTAGCAAAAGGAGCATAACCAATATCTTCATTTGTAATTACATAGGTTAGATTACCTGTTACAACATTTCCACCTGATAAACTAAAAGCATTATTTATTGTAGCAGCATCAAAAATTATGGTATCACCCACTGATATATTATCATTAGCAGGATAAGACATAGGATTAACCAAAATATTTGGCACTCTTGTCTCAACAAAAGTTGAATTAGTTTGAAATCCATTAGTTACATATACTAATTGAAATGTTGAATTTGCAACCCCTGGATATGTTCCACCACTTGGTGTAATATTCAATGCTTGAGTATTATTACCTAAACCTGAAGTGGCTAGACCAGCTGGTTGAGATGTAAATTGAGTTAATCTTCGTCCTTGATTAGTATAATTTCCCATCCAATTTTGTGAGGCAGGAAGAGCCGGAGCAGCCCACGTACCTCCAGTAGCTCCAAATACAGGTAAATTTGTATTAGCTCTGAAAGGAAACAGTGCTGATGCAGGTACAGCTGTTCCAGCTTCATTTGATACCTGAAATTCAAATCTATTTAATATATCTAAAGCTGCAGTTACATTAAAAATGTACTCACTCTTACAAGTTACATCTATATCTTGAAGTGTAAATCTAAATTGCTGATTACCAGATGGAACAGAAGGTTGATCAAAAGTAAACTGCCATGGTGCTGGTACATCTTTTTGTATTGTTGCTCCTGCTGGAAGACCTGCTATCCAAGTTGTACCACCATCAAGAGAATATTCTGTTGTAAGTGTTACGTCAGTATAAGCATTATCTGGGTCACAATAGTCACCCACCCATTGATAAGATCCACCTGCACTACCACTATATAAAGGTGCGGTTGATGCTGCTCCACAAGGTTGATTAGCTCCTTGATAAACAGCAAATGATGGTACATCACAAACACAACTTACATTATAAGTTGTTGTTGCTTCTTTTTCACATGTACCATCAGTAACTTTCCATGTAAATGATCCAGTTCCACAATAGTTTATAGCAGGAACAAAATCATAAACACCAGTAGCTGAATTCAAATTAACTGTCCCATGTGATGCTGGAGGTGCAGTTACAATACTCCAAGTTAATGGATCACCATCAGGATCTGAGGCTGTTAAAGTTTGACCTGTTAAAGTTGTATCTTCTACTAAACTAATAGTAGTGTTTTGTACAATAGGGCATTGATTAAGAGGTTGTATTTCACAGCAAGCATCCCACCATATAATTTGATTACCTCCTGCATCTATACGTAAAATATAATGAAATTTTACAGCTACTCCTTGTAGCCAAAATCCACCAGATTGATTAGTTGGTATATAAGGAAAACCATTAACAGCATCACCAGACCAAGTTGTTCTTACAGTCTGTGTAGTTCCTCCATTAACACCTGTAAATAGTAAATAGTCTAAAGGTATATTAGGGCTATCTGCAACAAAAACAAAATAACCTTCATCTGCATTCAAAAGATTATTTGGTCTAATTGCTCTAAAAGCAGTCGGATTAGTAACTTCCATATAACCATTATACTTATCTACATTCCAGTTTGCTATACCTAGATTTGAATCTATTAAATCCCAACCTAATTCTGGTACAATACTAAGTGCATCTCTCCATCTAACCACATTGGCTGAAGCAGGATCTCTTACTAGAACTTGTGTAAGAGTATCATCTTGATTTACATCATCTAAAAATAGTTCTTTAGTTTGCTGTAGCTCACCGTCATTAATAACTTTAGTTGCAGGAGTTCCTGAATCACCATCTTGTATTAATAAAGAACAACCTAATGTATTAGAGTTAGGTGTCCATAATGGTATTCTATAGATTTCACATTGTTCTCCTACAATTGCTGCAGGATTATCTTCCCAAGAGAATGTTATTCCATCAGAGATAAGAATCTGATCTACTGTTCCAATAGGTAACTCTTGTTTTAAATTGTTTATATTTCCTTGCCATAGACTTCCATAAGTTAAAGCTTCTACAACATCATCATCTGACCATATTACTCTTCCGTCAGCTAAACCTACAAGTACTTGAGATAGTTGACCAACATTTCCTTGTGAATCTGTAATAGGCCCATTAAGTACAATGTTTGAGTTTAAAGTTGTAGTTGTAGGAGGTACTGTAGCCATGGTTAAACTACCATGCTGTACATTTACTAATGCAGTAAATGTAACTCCGTCCATTGTGAAATTTCCATCATCTTCTAATACACCGCCAGGACCAACTATAACTATACGGTCTTCTGTTAGTGTTGGAGTTGTTATAGTACCTTCTACATATAAATCACCTGCTATATTGATAGTATCACCTATAGCATTTTGAGTTATGATAGAATCCATTAAGGTATCCCATGCACATGACCCTTCAGGTGTAGTATAAACAGGAACAAAACCAAGTTTACCTTCACCCGGTTTTGTTCTGGTTAAGTTTTCTGTTGCTTCACAAACTAGATCTCCCCACTTTACTACAAAAGGTTCCATCTTAGGATTATAAGCAGCACCAGTATTTAAATTACTGTTCTGATAAAGCTTACCAAACTCAAAATGATCTCTCATTTTGTCTAGTTTCTTTTTCTTTTTATTCCTCTTTAATAGCCCTAAGACTTCTTGTATATAAACACTCATGTTCTTTTTTTTTAATATTTATTTTATATTAATTAAATATAGCAACGTTGATTAGTATATTAATTTTTGCTCCTGCAGTATTTGTTGATTGTAATGTAAAACCGTTAATTGTTTTTTCAGTAATATATACTGCATCATTACCAGGTGACCCTTCGGTTGTAAGTTGAACAATATAATTTGTATTTGGAAAAGGATTTCCCCATGATACAGCATAAACACCATTAGACAAGGTGTTTGGTGTTACTTGTAAACCATTCCAAGTACCACCAATTTGTTTTACTATACCATTTGTTGTTCCCGTATCTAATACTGAAAATACAGTTTTAGCTATTGGTCCTGAATCAAATAGATTTTCAATTAAAACTTTCTGTACTGTATTAGTCTTAGCATCATTATATATAATATGATCTTCTCCTGGAGAAGGTTCGTTGCCAAGTGCTTGTTGAGCAGTAAGAACAATATTATCTGCACCAAGATAATCAACTTCTACAGTAGCAACTCCTCCTGCAGTATTAGCAGTAATACCATTAGTTCCTACAACTGAAGCAGATCCTCCAGTACCATTTGTTGCTGTAAGAATTTGCCCTTGATCATTAACTGTAATGTCAGCATTTGTATATGTACCTGCTGTTACACCTGTATTATCTAAGTCAATTGTTAATGTATCTGTTGCAGTTACTGTAGTTGTCAAACCAACACCACCTGCAATTTTTGCTGTATTTCCATCTGCAATAGTTTCAGAAGAACCTAAATCACCACCAAGTAACCAAGTTGAATTAGCCCAAGGTACATTAACAACTAATTGATTACTATCATTAAATTGAATTCCATAAGTTCTTTTATCTATATCTGAAACTGGACGTGCTGGTTGTGCTTGTACAACATCACTAAATAATTTACCAATACCAAGAACAGTTGATGTCATTGTTGATACAGCTGTAGCACCAGGTAATGTAATTGTTTTAACATTTGCTGCTGTTGCGTGACCTGTTGCGTCTTGTGTAATAGAATCTATTACTGTAAAAGTACCACCTGCTGCAACAGTTACATTAGATGTTGTATCAACTCTTGTTGTATCATCATGATCAATATCTAATTGTATTTCAGTTCCAACAAGAGCTACGCTTGTACTTATCTTATCTAGACCTCTAAACTGAACTTCTACTCCGTCTGTTACAGGTTGAATACCTGTACCATCACCAATTGTCCAACTAGACATACTACCTCCAGATGTTGACCAAGGTACGTTTACTACTAACTGATCATCTGAATTAAATTGAACACCGTATGTTCTATCTTTAACAGTTGATACTGCCTCAGCTGCTTCAAGCTGTACTGTATCATCCCATAATTTACCTGTTCCAGTTACCGTAGATGTCATCACTGGTACTGCTGCAGGAATAACAGGGAATGTTTCTAATGCACCATCACCTCTAACATATTGAGCTGGTACCCCTTGAAAATTTAAAGTTAAGAAAGGTGTGGTAGTTGAATTTGCTACAGAAGGTACTATTGAATTTGCTATACCTGGAGTTACATCACAATTAAAATCTGTTACTGTCCCTGTCCCTACAGCAGGGAATGTTTGTAAAGTTCCTGTACCATCTATATATTGTTGTGCAGTACCTGCACCTGTAAATGTAAGAGTACCTGACCCTGTTACAGGAGATCCTGAAACAACAAATGCAGGAGGTGCTGATAAACCAACACTAGTAACGGAACCAGAACCACCAGAAGCGTCTATAGTTACTCCATTACCTGTTTGTGTTAATGTTATATTAGTTCCTGCATTTAAAAATAATGTACTAAGAACACTGTTTGAATCCTCTAAGTTTACTGCATAGTTTGTACCACCAGACTGTTGACCACTAAGAGTATATGTTGTATCATTATCTATAGAACTTATTTGTACTGTATCATTACCCTGATCTATTAATGTAATGTTATTACCAGCTTCAAGAATTACTTTATCTAATGAGCCGTCTGATCCAGTTAAATCTATAGAATAGTTTACACCAAGAGCACCGCTTAATTGACCACTTAAATCATATGTAGTATTACTTGCTGCAGCAGGTGTTGGTAGAGTTACTGTTTTAAAGTTTACCTGTGTAGGGTGTCCAGTTGCATCTTGAATTATTTTGTCAATAACCTCAAATGAAGTACCAAATGCAGGTGATTCAGATGATGCTGTATCTACTCTAGTTGTATCAAGGTGAGCAATAGTTAATCTTTCTGGATTACCTCCTGCTAATAATAGTGAAGTACGTATTTTATCTCCTCCTTCAAAAACAACTATTTCATTGCTTTCTACAGTACCGGTTATACCTAAACCATCACTAATTCTCCAATCAGTAAATAAGGTTGGAAAGGTTTCTAAGTCTCCAGCACCATTAACATACTGAGTTGAATTACCTAAATAATTAAATGTAAGAACACCAGAAGTTGTAACAGGACCTCCAGAGACTGCAATTGCATTTCCATTAGTAGCAGCGTCTACACTAGTAACAGTTCCAACAAACTCATCAGAACTACTTATAGTTATAGCATTAGAACCATCATCGGTTAAAGTAATATTATTACCCTCAATAAGTTTTACTATATCAACAGTACCATCTGATCCGGTAAGTATTAAATTAACACCACCTTTGAATCCTTCACTACTATAATCATAAGTAGTATTTGAACCAACACCAATAGCTTCAGCCAACTGCTTGACTGAAATTAATTCTTGTTCAAGTTTTGGCAAGTATGCCATTACATTTAAGGAACTATCTTGTTTTGTTGATAGAACTAAAAAATCCTCTTTACCATCTTTATCAAGATCATAAGGGTTTGGTGCATATTTTTTCTTGGCAAATAATCCAATTACGTCTTGCAGTAGTGAGCCCATTGTTTTTTGTTTATAAGTACACTGCAGATAGTTTTACACCTACCTGAAATGAACATGTTATTGTTATGTTACCATCAACATCATTAAAAGCATCAACCTCAAAAGGACCTATAAACCCTGTCTCACCATTAGCTATTGCTAATATAGCATTTTCTTTTGTCAAAGTACCTAATAATGGATCAATAACTGTAGTTACAACAGGTATAACTGTTGCAGTAATTGAGTCACCACTATTGTTTTGCACATAAAAAAATTCTTTACCTGTATTTGCTAAAGTATCTCCTTTAGGATCAGGTATGACTGATGTAGGTTGTAAGCCTGATTGACTTATCTGTTGTGCTGTTAATATTGCCATAGTATTTAATTTATTTTTTTCCTTTTCTATAGCCGTTTTTAAATGCAGCTGATTGAACTGGCTCAGAAGCTTTTGTAGATGATCTTTTTATTTCAACACCTTGTGCCGCTAAACGCATTCTAGTTGCCGTAGCAGTTGCATTTTTTTTAGCCTGAATTTTTGCTGGTATAGATGTTGGATCATAATATCCATTTTCTATTTTTCCGTTTCCCTCTGGGAATGATATTTTTTTTGCCATGATTATTTTCCTTTTTTAAGACCTGTTAAAACACAACCGCCTCTTTTTGCATAACCCATAAGTCCTCCACCTTCAGCATATGAAGTCATTCTTGCTTTAGCTGCTGTTTCTTCACCACCTTTTTGTTTGTATCCTTTAGCTTTTAAAGCATTAAATAATGCTTGTCCACCTTTTTTTCCATTACCCATAATTTCTATTTTTTAATTTTTATTACTTATTGCTTTAAATTTTTCAGCTCCTCTAGAACCAAAATATGCTACATAAACTGTTATTAATAATGACTTTAATAAGTCTACCCATACTGAGTCTACTTCAAAGTCAATGTCAGAGCTGTCCAATAACATAAATATTACCATTGACAAAGTTAAAAATATCAAAGTCATTGGTCTTGTATTCTTACTAAGCCAAGAATCAGAACTCATATCACTGACCCAACGCTTACTTACTTCTTGCATCTCTACCATATCTTGTTCAAGTAGTTTTAATGCATGCTCTTTATCTACTGGAGATAAAGCCGGTTCTTTTTCTATTAAAGATTTAACCATACCTAAAACACCTGCATCAGGAAGTAACTCCCCGGCAAGACCAAGTATACTAGGGACTTTCTTTGTAAGGAACTGTCCTACTTTAGTATCTTTAAATTTCTTTTTAGGTTTTTTATCACTCATCTTTTTAGTTTAAGGGTATATTTTAATTTCAAGTGCTGTATTTTCTAGTACATTGTCTACTGCTTCACCCGTATCTACTCTAAAAGTTTTTACTGTAAATCCTGTTGTAGTTGTATTTACTATATTTGCTACATATGGAATAGTTCCATTACCGCTAAACTTATTTTGTATTTCAAAACTTACTTTATTTAGATTTGTAAAAGAAGTAGAAAGAGTAGCTTGATATGTTCCAAGGGCTACATAAGTCCAAGTAAAAGGTGAAACTCCATTATCTAAAAGCATAGTCATTGTAGGAGCAGAAGTTCCTGATTGAGTAAGAAGAGAAACATGGTTGGACCACATTAAGGACATACTAATAGAATTAGGATTGGGTGGAGTACCAACTGGTACACCTGTTATTGCCCCAATTGTAGGGGTGCTAAACATTAAAACAGTTTCACCATCATCAACAGTAAAACCAGGTCCTCCTTCTTCATCTGATACTGAAAAACTTGTAGTATACTGAGGTATGTTAAGTACTCCACTATTTAAGGTAGCTGCACCAGATGTACCTGTAGTAGTAAGACTAATTGAACTACCTCCTCCAGTAGCATTAATAGTAATTTGATCAGGTGCTTCTGCTATAGTAATATTATTTCCGGCTATTATGGATTTAAAATTAAGTGTTTCACCAACTTTGTTTTTCCATAATCCAGAGCCTGTACCTACATTAGCTGCTAAATTAGGTTCTCCTATTGTATCAATTTCTACAAAATCATTATCAGCTGACTGAGCCAAAGTTAGATTAGGACTCATAGATTTTAATGTACGGAAATATACAGTACATTCTCCTGTTACTGGATCAGTCTCTGTTTTCTGATATACTGTAGCAATATCTCCAGAAGGTTTTTCTGGTGTGTTCTTATAGTCACACTTAGTTCCTTCTACTTTAAAATCTTTTATTTTGATTAGCTTAACTGATTTATAAGGTATAGGGGATGCAACACCAGTCATATCGGGTTGTTCATTCCATTTACCTAATACAAGAACATCATCTCTTTCAGCAACTTTAGAGAACTTGTTTTGTCTAATTAAACTTAATATGTCTGTTAAAATGTTCATATAGTGTTATCCTGAGTGGGTCCAACCACCTCGTTTATAAGATTGCAATTTTTCAGTTCCATCAGCTTTTGATACTACTCTTTTAGCGTCTCCACCTTTAGTCATCTTTTGCTCCATTGAACTAAGCATAATATTATCTAATGCAGACTCTCCACCATTAGCCATTCTACATAATAGTTTTGATTTCTGTCTTGTTACTTTTTGAGGATTAAGTCCCCCACCTTTCTTTTTATATTTCATGATACATCTAACGTTAATGTGCAAATAAGTAAATAAGCTTTTACTGTAGTATAGTTATATGTTTCATCGGGTCTCATTATTTCCCAGCCTAAAGCTAGTCTATCATGTGGCCAATGAAACGCTATCTCTAGTTCCCAATCTCCCATTATATTTTACTTTTAGTTTTTTTACAAAGACCTTGACGGCAGTGCCCTAAGCATATTTTACCCCTTGACAACCATTGTATTAATAAACATACTTGTCTCATCTATTTCTTTTTTCCTTTAATAGCTTTGACTACAGCTTTAGTTCTTTTCTTGGTTTCTTTAGCACCTGCAATAACTTTTTCATCAACTTCTGTTTTAGACCAAACCCATTTCCAATAGTCTTGTAAGCTAAAAGTCCATAACACATGTAGTATTTTTTTTATCATCGTATTTAATTTTAAAGTACTATACTAATAATATACAAATTTTGATTAACCTAATCAAATATATTGGTATATTTGTCTACGGTCAGGTAGATAACTATATAAGTAATATACAAAAATTCTGACAAAAACCTTTAATTAATATTTTATGAGTAAAGTAAATCCTTTAGTATTTAAGAATAGATTTAACATTGAGTTTTTACCAACAGAAACACTGCTTGGTTTTAAAACTGTAAACTGTGAAGTTTTATGTGATGATGATAAATACCGTTGGGTCAACGGTTTAGAGATAGGTCTTATATTTTTAACATTATCTTTTGTGAATATTAGGTTATAATCCTTTCATATAAGATAATTTTTTTTTAAATTATATCTATCTGACAGCTGCATTCTTCCAAAGAGGGGTGCGGCTTTTTAATCCTTAATAAATTATACAATGAACAAAGACATCTTTAAGCCCAGAGTAAATATATTGCCTTATGAATATCCACAACTATTAGCATACAAAGATGCAATTAGACACTCCTACTGGATTGATACAGAATTCAACTTTACAGAAGACATACAAGACTTTAAAGTCACTATATCAAATGAAGAAAAAGATGTGATTAAAAAAACAATGCTTGCTATTGCACAAATAGAAGTTAATGTTAAAACCTTTTGGGGAGATCTTTATAAGAGAATGCCAATCACAGAAGTGGGTGATGTAGGCTTTACTTTTGCTGAGTCAGAAGTGAGACATAAAGATGCCTACGCCAGACTGCTTAGAATACTAGGATTAGAAAAAGAATTTCAATCAGTAGTTGAGGTACCTGCAATAGAGGGTAGACTTAAGTACTTAAAAAAGTACCTAGATGGTACACGTTCTAGAGACAATAAGATGTATACTAAGTCTGTATTGCTCTTCTCTTTATTTATAGAGCACGTAAGTTTGTTTAGTCAATTCTTAATTATGATGAGCTTTAACAAAGAAAAGAATGTACTTAAAGGTATATCTAATGTTGTTGAGGCCACCAGTAAAGAAGAGGAGATACATGGTAATTTTGGTGCTGAGATTATTAATATAATCAAAAGAGAAAATCCAGAATGGTTTGATAAAGAATTTGAAGATTTGATCTACTCTGCATGCATGAAAGCTTATAGTGCAGAGTGTGGTATACTTGATTGGATCTTTGAGAAAGGAGAACTTAGTTTTCTACCTAAAAAAACAATACAACATTTTATAAGAAACAGATTCAACAACTCTTTAGATAAGATAGGTATGAAGCCTATATTTGAGGTAGATGAAGAACTATTAAAATCAGTAGAATGGTTTGACATAGAGATAACAGGTACCAAAGAAGGAGACTTCTTTTACAAGAAGAGTGTTGACTATAATAAGAAAAGCAAGAGCATCACAGAAGATGATCTATTTTAATAATTACATAATGAATACAGAACAAACAACAGGTAATACCCAACTAAATACAGAAAGAGGAAACTTTAATCAAAGAGTTTCTAAATTTATGATGTTGGGTAAATCTAAAAAGGTCCAGTGGGACAGTAAAAGAAGAAACAGAACAATTTAAATAAACCAACATGGAATACAATAAATACTATTGGCTCAATGAGGATAGCCGTACATTTTTATCAAGAGGATATATATCAGAATCCCCTGAGCAAAGAATAAAAGACATAGCAATTAAGGCTGAAAAGTACTTAAATATAAAAGGATTTGCTGAGAAATTTGAAGATTATATGGCAAGAGGATTTTACTCTTTGTCTACACCGGTATGGATAAACTTTGGTAAACAAAAAGGTTTACCTATAAGCTGCTACGGATCTAATGTAGATGACAACTTAGATAGTATTTTAAATGCAGGCCGTGAAATTGGAATGATGAGTAAATATGGGGGAGGTACAAGTGCTTTTATTGGCAACATTAGAGCAAGAGGAACTGAAATATCTACAGGTGGTTTTGCTGATGGTCCAGTGCACTATGCTAAGATTTATGATACTGTAGTAGATGTATGCAAACAGTCTGAGGCTAGACGTGGTGCTTGTGCAGTATACCTACCTGTTGAGCATGCAGACATCTTAGAGTTCTTAGATATTGGTACAGAGGGTAACCCTATACAAAACTTACAGTATGGTGTTACAGTTACTGATCAATGGATGATTGAGATGAAAGAGGGAGATAAAAGCAAACGTAAAGTATGGGCTAAGATTATTCAGAACAGAAGTGAATTTGGATTTCCTTATGTTATGTTTAAAGATAACTCCAATAACAACTCTCCTTATAAAGAGCTTGGAATGGATATCACAGCATCTAATTTGTGTTCAGAGATTCAGCTTCCTACTGACAGTTATAATTCTTTTGTATGTTGCTTAGGTTCTATTAACTTATTACACTGGGACCTTATAAAAGAGACTGACGCAATTGAAACATATGTATATTTCTTAAACGCAGTAATGGATGAATTCATTATTAAGTCTGAGACTATGCCCGGTATGAAGAGAGCGTTTAACTTTGCTGAAAAGCATAGAGCAATTGGTCTTGGTGTATTGGGATACCACTCTTTGTTTCAATCTAAGCTTCTTGAGTTTGACTCATTACAAGCTAAAGGATTAAACAGTGAAATCTTTAGAACACTTAAAGACAGAAGTGAGATTGCTTCTAGAGAGTTACATAATGAGTATGGATACACATCTCTTAGAGAAGGATATGCTAACACTACTCTTATGGCCATTGCTCCTACTAAGTCTAGTTCATTTATACACGGTGCTGTGTCTATGGGTATAGAGCCTATCAAGTCTAACTACTTTATTAAGGACCTTGCTAAGTCTAAGACTATTTACAAGAACCCATTTTTAGAAGAGGAACTTGAGAAGTATGGTCTAAATACAGACAAGACTTGGAAATCTATCCTAAAGAAAGATGGTAGTGTACAACACTTAGATTTTCCTACTAAAGCAGTGTTCAAGTCTTTTGTTGAGATATCTCCAAAAGAGCTTGTACTCCAGGCGGCACAAAGACAAAAGTATATTGATCAGTCACAGTCATTAAACTTGATGATAGATCCATCTGTCTCAGCTAAGGATATTAATAAGTTATATATGTATGCTTGGGAAGAAGGTGTGAAAACTTTATACTATCAATTTAGTAAGAGTAGTGCACAAGACTTTGCAAGAAACATTTTAGAATGTAGTAGTTGTGAAGGTTAGGTTATTATTACTGTTGGTTTGCCTAGGTTGCAAGCCACAGTATAATCCTGATAAGGATCCGGATGTATTAGACTGGTATGTAGATGAAGGAGAGCTTATTATTTATACTAAGCAAGACTCAATACAAGATGCATATGATAGAGCTAAATATATTGACTCATTAAAAAAGGACTCTATTTTCTAGGTCCTTTGTGGTTATCAATTCTATCTAGGATTTTATTAAGCTCATCTGTTTTTATCAGCCCAGCCATAGAAGCATTCTTTAGTGCACTTATAATCTGAAGTACCATAAAGGGAACTATAATTACCTCGGATAGCCAAGCTGTACCTGCAAAACCTTTTTCTATCATAAGAATAACGGTCAGGATAGCTAACCATGTGAAAGTATTTTTTGTTATTCTTAGAGCTTTATATGTTTTAAACCCTTCTCTTTTACAGCCTGCCCAAACTCCAAATATACCATCTAACCATAATACTGAACAAACAGCTAAGTATTGTTCCATGTTTTCCATTGATAAATCAAAAAAGTACGTACATAAATACGTACAAAATGCTGTTATGCTCACTATGAATAATTTAGTTGTCATTGATTAATCTCATTTTGCTTTAATCCAAAAGGTTTATACTATAATATACATAAATTATACGTCATACCTAGGATTTAAACCTGTTAATTTGTCTTATTTAATATAGAAGCTTTCAAGTTTTTCAAAGTTTTTCCATTTTTGTAAAGTATATAATACAGGAACTACATCATAGAAGTTTTTTTCTAGCTTCCACATACCTTTCTTAGGTTTGTTTTGATATACATATTTACTGTTTTCACTAAATTCTTTATCACTATAAACTAGTAAACCAAATCCAGTACCAAAAGTAAGGTCAAGTAATTCACCCAGCTCTCCAAGAGTTCTTGTAGCAGCTATAGGAGATTTTAACATCTGATATACCTGTTGGTAACCACCTAGTGTAGGTAAAGGGTTAAATAAAACCATCTCTTTATAAGTTCTGTTTGCTTGATAAGCCCCAAAGTTTCTAAGCTTTTTAACAAGGATAGGGTCATCATCATCTCCACCAACTAAAGTCTCATCTAGGATATGAATAATCAGAAGTATCATT